CCCGTTGATCCAGAACTCTTGGGCGGGGTCAATCTCAGGGGGCGGGGCTTGCTCGGCAGTTGGCAAGGATTCCTTGACGACTGGGGCGGGGGCGGCATCGTCCGGCAGCCCGCTAAGCCGCTCAGCGACCATCCGATCAACTTCAGCCTCTAGGCCCAGCTCCTTGACAGTGGCAGCAGCATCCCTGGACGCCGCATCCCTGGCGGCAATCAAAGATTCCATGTCCTCCGGCAGCCCAGGGGGCGGGGGCGGAACGGGGGCATCGGGGTCTGGCGCTGGCGCCACCCCTCCATCGTCCGCCGGCTTGCTGGGCTTAAACCGATCCAGGATCTGCTGCGTCCTTTCGTCCACCGTCAGCTTCAGCGGCGCCGGCTTGGCCCTGCCGGCCTGGGTGAACTGCTGCCGGCCGTCCACGTCCTCCACCAGCCCCGTGGCCTTCACCGCCTCGTTGGCCGTGGTGTGTTCCGTGTTGGCCCGCAGCGCCCGCTTCTGCCTGGCGATGTTGGGGAACCGGTCGCCGGCTTTGCTGATCACCCGGGCGCCGGCGGCAATCCCCAGCCCCAGTACTTCCCCGCCGACCAGGTTGGGCAGCACCGACTTCATGCCGGCCGTCACCCGGTCATCCTTGAGGGGGTCCACTGCCCCAGGGATCTTCTGGCCGGTCAACGCCTCGGCCATGTTGGACATATTGCCCAGGGTGGAGTCCTGGGTGAAGCTGCTCAGCCCGTGGGCGAGTCCCAGCCGGGTGCCCAGGCGCAGGCCCTTGCTGACCACGCTGGGCCCTTGAAACAGCTTGACCGGGGGGACCAGTGCTGCGGTGCCGGCCTCCACCCCCAGCGATCGGGCTGTGGTATCGATGATGCCCCGCTGCGGCTCGGTCAGGTCTTCGGGTTGCTTGGCGCGATTCAGCGCATAGCCATAGCTGGTAAAAGACCTGAGCGCTTGCCCTAAGCTCGTTGCCTTCGGGTCGGCAAACTTGGCGCCCTTGAACACCCTTTGACCGATGGCGATGGCGCCCTCGCCAGCCGTTTGCATGGCGCCATAGCTGAAGGCCGCCAGCCCTTGGCGCACGGTCGGGGAATGGCGGCCAATTTCACGAAGGAACCCTCCGCCAGGGTTGATCATGTTGGCGACGTACCTTTGCGCGTCCATTCGCAACGGGCCGCCCGTCTGCGTGGCCTCCAAGCCCTGGATCACCTTGCCGGCGTACTTCAGCTCATTGGTGACGGCATGGGTGAGGTTTTGCCACCACGGCTTTGCGAGAGCAGCCTTGCCCTTTAGCTTCGGCTTCGGCTTGGCCTTGGGGGCAGGGGTCGCCGGGGCGTCCGGCATCGGGGTGTGATCGTTGGCCGTGTCGTCGCCGGTGATGACGAGCTTCCCGTTTACGAAATCAACTTGTTGTGGCATCAGCGGGCACCCCCAGGGACCAGGACGATTCGGAAAGTTGTGTCGCCGTAAATGTTGGGACCATTCATTTTGCCGTTCCAAAGATTGCGGCCATTGTTCCTTGAAACAGCAACATCAAAACCACGGGAAGCCGGAGACGTGCTATTCCATGTGGGATGCCGAGTAGAGAAAACAAGCGCACCGCTTGGGATCTTGCCCGCCTTTAGCGCGGCCTGATATTGAGCCTCAGGAATAATGTTTGCATTCGCTTTCCCGTAGGGGCTGTTTAGCGCTTGCGTCTTGCCAAGTCCAGGCAGTGGCTTCCAGCCGTAAGAGTTCAGCAACTGCGAGGCCAGGCCACGCGGGTTGTTTCCGTTGTCCATCCCAGTTGCAGCCGGGTTCGGGAGCCCATTCCGCTCCAGGGTTTCCAGAACCGCAGTAACGCAGTAGCCGCTCGGGGCGGGGGCCAGATCACCCTTGCTAAGGGTTGCCAGAACCGGGTGCTTTGGAGTCGTGGTGGGCACAGGCCAATCACCACCACCACCGCTTGGCGCCGTGGATCTTGCCGCCGGCCGCCGATACGGGTTGAAGGAAATCAGCCGTTGCGGTTGCGCCGGCATCCCCCCGGCCGGCATCCCCGCCGCGATTGATGGCTGGGTGCCGGTGATCGCATCGAGCGCCCACATCGAGGCCCTGGCCAGCACGGGATAGGCCGCGTTGGCCGCAGTGGCGACGTACCGCAGGGGAGTCGTTTCGGCGCTGCTGATCTCCTGCAGATGCTTCATCGCCTTGGGGGTGATCGTCATGCCGTAGCGCTTCATCTGCCCCTCCAGGAACTCGGCCGGCGTCCGGGCCCTGCCATCCATGGCGGCCCGCTTGAGCTGGGGGCTGAAGCCCTTGCCGGACTGCAGCCGCACCAGCTCGGACTGGATGCCCTCCCGGTTCAGGATCGTTTCGTTCTGCCAATTCAGCAAGCGCTGCTGGCGCATCGGGAAGTTGTCGAGCTGCTGGACGCCGAAGGTTGGGGGCGCCGCCTGTGCCGGCTTGCCGGTGGCAGCAGGGCCCGCAGGGGTCGCCATGGTGCCAGGGACCGATGGGGCGCCGCTGACCCGTCCGCCGGGGAACAGCGTTTTGTAGGCCGCCTTACTGGTGTCGCTCAGGGTGCCGTATTGCGCTACAGCATTGCGGGCCACGTCCTCGGTCTCGATCTCGCTTAGGGAAGCCCCCTTCTCCGCCGCTGCCTTGCCAATCGCAGCATTGACGTAGGGATAGAGAGCGCTGTTGAGATTGGCCCTTGCCCTGCTTTTGTTTGCCAAGAGGCTCGTCAGAGCATCGGGAGTTCGGGACAGCAACGCTTCCCGTTCGTTGCCCCCGTACTCACGGGTCAGCGCAGCAGCAATTTCATCTTGAACGATCCGATTGACTACGCTTCGGAACAGGGTGCCGCCCTTGCCGTCCTTGTCTTTAACGATCGCCTCAAACTGGCGATCCTTGGCGCCGCGATCCTTGGGATCGACGCTGTCTCGTACCTTCAGCCAACCCTGCCGGGCCTTCACCGGATCCCAGTCATCCCCGAACTGGCCCTGCAGCCCCAGGAGGTAGTCATCGCCAGCGCCAGGAGCGTAGCTGTAGCCAGGGATGTCCTTGACCACTCCCACCATGCCCCCCAGCGACTTCAGGAACGGGGCCAGCGGGGCGCCAGGGTTCTCCTGCTGGTAGCGCTTGAGCTGGGCCTGGGCCCATGCCGCCTTCGCCTCTTCGTCCTGCGGGTCAACCTGCAGGAGCCCTGGGAGGTCTGGTCGCCCGGTCAGCAGCATGTCTTCGGAGCTTTCGAGCAGTTGCCTCTCCCGTCGCTCCCGTTGCTTAAACGCATATTCCCCATACTTCATTTCACTATCAATGCTTTCCTGGCTATACATGGCGCCAAGCGTCATGCGCTCTTTCTCGCCCGTCGCCGGGTTCGTCACAAGCGCTGGGCCAGTGCGGATCCCGCTGACAAACTTCTTAAACTGCGGATCGTCGAGCCCGTTTGCATCGGCATTGGAGAACAGGACCTCGGCCACTTTCTTGCCGAAGTACGTTGGCTCCCCTGTCAGGCCCATCTTTGCCGATTCGCCGTCAAGGATTATCTCTGCTTGGTTGTAAAGGGCCGCATCCATAGCCCTCTGGCTTTCGGGGCTGTCGTCGTTATTGATTGCCTGATTGCCAATGATGACTTGGCCTTCCTTGCGATACCGCTGGGCCTTAAAGTCCGCCCACAACGCCATAATCCGGGCTGCGGCAAGCGGCGGCACGGTGGCTTTTTGGTATTCAACCTTGTCCTTCAGCGACCGATTGGAGACCTTCTCCCAGGCTTGGTTAATCCTTGGCAACGTGTTAGCCAGGAAGCCAGGCGTGGTTTCGTCCAGTGCATATTTCTGGGCCAGATCCGAAGTCACCTTCGCCCGCAGCTGCTGGAGCATGGCGGGCCCCTTGTCGCCGGCCGCCAGGATCGCAGCGGCGTTCTGCTCGTAGGCCGACTCCATTGCGGGCCCGATCTCTGCGCCCGCCAGCGTGGCCAGCCCCCTCTGCACACCCGTCTGCCGGTAGGGGTTGAGCAGGTCCATCAAGAACCCGCCCTCGGGGTCCTTGGCCGCCAGCCTCCGATTCGCCGCGGCGTAGTCGTAACTGGCAGCCTCGTTCGTTCGGTCGGCGGTGCTCAGCGCCTGCAGGCTGGCGTTTCGGGCCTCGTCATAAGCCTGCCGCTGGCCCCGCTGGGCCGCCGATGCAGCCGCAGATTCAGCGCTCTGCTGCAGGACTGCCGTCAGGCTCCTTGAGAACGGCGCCAAGGCCTCCGCCAGCTGCTGGCTGCGGTTGACGCCGCCGATGCTGGCCATGCCGGGCCCCTGCAGCAGGGTGGCCCCGGGCAGCGCCGGCATCCCCGGAGGCGCGACCGGTGCGGCGAGCTGTATCTGCGCCGGCCGCACAAAGTCGGAAACCGGCCTGGCAGCCGGGTTGATTGAGCCCAGGGGGAGGTCGGACCGCGCCATCAGTAGGCCCCCGCAGCTTCACCAAGGCCGGCCATGGCCGACCGCCTCATCCCCTGCTGGCTTTGCTGATAGGTACCGATACCACCCAGCAACGCGGTGCCAAGGCCCAGCGCGCCGATGCCACCGCTTGGAGCTACCCCTGTCATCGATGGGGCGGACGGCATCATCAGCGCAGGCAGCGGCACAAACGGCGCCATGGGTTCGATGTAGCGGGTGGGCTCGTAGAAGCTCTGGCTGTTCCATTGGCTCAGATACCGGCCAACGGACGCGGCCTGCTGGCGGGTGTACTGCTTGTCCTGGAGCTTCCTGTTGATGGCAGCGATTGAGTCGTAATCCCCGGCCTGTTTGGCGTAGTTGTTGATCAGGCGGTCCACCGATTGGCCCTGTCGATCCATGGCCTGCACCGACGCCCTGCCCTGCAGCGCTCGCCAGTGATACTGCTGCTGGGCCACCAGTTCTTGCATGGCCGCCTCCTGGAACTGGGCCGCCATGGCCTCTGAGTTGCCGACGAACTCCGCGCCCGCCGCTGCACGGGTGTTTGCCACCAGGTCCGCCTGGCTTGCCTGTTTGGCCAGCTCAAAATTCTGCAGTTGGTGGACATAGGCCAACTGCTGGTTGTGTTGCAGCGTTGCTTGCCAATACTGCTGCTGAGATGCAGCGTTCTGAAATCTGGCATTCAGATCAGATTGCCATTTTGCAAACTTATTCGTTGCCTCCTGAAAAGACCTTTGGGCCCTGTATTCCTGTTGCTGTGCCTTGGCCTGGGCATTTGCACCGAACAGCCCCAGGCCGGTGCTAACCGCTGAGATGCCAAGCGAAATAGGGTTCAGAATCACAGCGACCTCCAGACATTGCAGAACAGCTGCCCATAAGGGCCAAATGGCGCCGCGGCTTCGACTCGAAACTCCATCGCCTCCAGCCAGCACAGGGATTCTACGTTGGCCGCATGGACCCAGTTCTCCACCATTGAATAGTCGCCCGCTTCCTCCTTGTCGGCCAGCAACTTGTCGATCCATCGCCGCCCCTGCAGCGCCAAAGCCCGCCGCCGCTCGGGTGTGGCCGTCAGCGCATCGGTCGCCAGCAGCCAGATGATCGAGCCGTTCAGGCCGCAGACCCCCAGGGCCTCATCGTTTTCTGCACAGATGGAATGGACGATGCCCGACTCACGCACCGCCTCCCGCAGGGCCTCGGCGCCGCTGATGCCATAGGCGTACCGGCATTCGAGATCATCGCTATGGCGCAGGTTGGCCGCCACCGCTTCGACGTGTTTTGCTGTTGCCGGGCATAGCTTGATCATTGGATGGGTCGGGATCTGCTGGTGATGGTGGCGATCCAGTCCAGACCGCTGAACATGCACGGGTTAGGGGTGCTGTTGACCAGATCGACCTGGCAGGTTTCACCCTTGGAAGCAATCGGGATCTGGAACACCCCCTCAAAATAGCTGCGGTCCTCGATGTCCAGGCCCTGGCCCAGGGTGCTGCCAACCTGGCTGCTGCGAACCCCCAGGACCCAGCCGTCAAACTTGTAGACGGCGCTATCCCGTCTCTCGGGCGTCACTTCAACCTTGAAAAAGCTGGTGTCGTGATACCGCAGCATGGCGTGCCTAACCTGGGTGCGGGCCACGTTGGAAGCAACCTTCCCGGCACCGGCGTCAGCCTTCAGCACAAACTTAGAGAATCGATACCGGAACTCAAACGGCTGCCCGAAGACGATGTCCTTGCCCCGCCAGTCCCCCTTGGCGGTGATGGTGGTGGCCCCCGCCAGGGCCCGCCCGATCAGCTTGCCGCCGTTCTGCGTGGGCCCGTAGAGGGTCCATGCCTCCACCGGCACCTCAGCTGTATATCCCAGGGGCCAGACCGTGGCATCGGCCACCACGTTGTAGACGCCAGTGGGCACCCGCACCGCTGCCGGGGTTGCCGTGGTGGTGGTCACACTGCGATCAAGCAGCAGGGTGGTCAGCGCATCAGTGGACAACCGATCTGCCACCGGCATCTTCTCCAGCCAGACGGAGCCATCGGCGTACTCAACCAATAGGTACAGGGTCTCGGTGACGCACTGAATCGCCAGCACCTTGCCGGCCGTCAGATCCCAATAGGACCAGCTGCGCTGCACCCGTTCGACGCCGTTGGCGCTGCCACGGTCCGAATACTTGTAGACGTAGATGCGGCTGCTGGTGCCGGTGATGGCAAACCAGATCCCGGCGGTGTCGTTGGCCGCCAGCTGCCGGACGCCGGCGGGGATGTAAGTGGGCACATGGTCGGTAATGCTCGGGGCTGCCCCGGTGAGCGCGGTTCCCACCCCCCTCAGGGCGAACTCTCGGAACTGGGTCCAGGTTCCATTGGTCTGGGCGAACACAATCCCGCCGGCCACTTGCAGCGGGGCCACCGCTGTGTCGCATTCGTAGGCCGTGAGCTGGGCAATGGCGGCGGTTGCGGGGGTCAGTGATTGCCCGCTGGATGCAGACCTGAACTGCAGTTGATCGCTCCACAGGATCAATTCGTCCTGGCTGGAGACGGCATGGCGCAACACGCTGACTTTGTTGCTGCTGGCCGCTAGGTCGATCGGGTCGGTGTCGAGCACCGTTGTCACGGTCTCGGGGAAGAAGTCAAAGAACGACTTGGCCCTGCTGAGAATTTGGCTTTCGTCAGCCAGCAAGCCCAACCGGTTGCGATGGATGAAGACCGCCTGGACCGGGTAGCCGATGAAAGACGGGTCTGGAGCGGTGTCGTAGTCGCCAGCCGTCCGGTCCCCCCACTTTGGGGGCGTGAAGTCAAGGGCCGGCTGGTAGGTGCCGTTGGCAGGGCCAAAGTAGAAGTCGCCGCTGGCCAGCCGGATTAGCAGGTGGGGCATGGTGGCGGCACTGAGGCGATAGGGCATCCCCGGCCCGACGCATTCCTCCCAGGCCCCCTCGCCAAAGGCGGACGTGGCAACCCGGGGGACGAAGGAGACGTAGTAATTGTCAAACTTGTTACTCGGGTCGCCTTTGATCTCCACCTGGTAGCCGCGGGGGGCGATGGCCGGCAGGTCGGTAAAGGCCTGCACGCTGCTGGTGATGGCCGTGATGTCGTCGTTGGCCCTGGCATCGGTGGCGGCAATCGTGATGGCGCTGGCGGAGGTGAGATGCAGCACCGACCCTTCGCGGGTGATCGTTACACCAGTGGCTCCGGCCAGGGCGGTCTTGATCTGCTCCGCAATATCGGCAGTGCTGATCCGGTTCTCGGTGATGTTGTTGCCGCTGGCGGTGACGGGTTGAATCGGTGTCGCGATGGTGGCCAACTGCCCGTTGACGGACACCCGGTAGGACTGGCCGTAGTTGGCTGCCTTTACCCACACCAGAGCCTCGTGGGCAGCGGGCCTGGCCACGGCCGGCGCCAGCGCAGTGGTAAACGCTGGCACCCGTTTGGTGTTCGATATGAAGGTGAAATCCGCAATGCTGGCGGCGCGGATCTCGGCGGCCGGGTTGCCGGCAGTGGACAGATAGGTGTAGCCAAATGGGGCTGACACCGTTTTTTCGTTGCCGTCCAGGTCAAACACCCGAACGGAATTGGCTCCGATTGCAACCAGGTACTGCTCGGCTGAGTCCCGCAGAATTGAATGAAAAAACACGTTTCCCATGGATGCTGTTGCAACCCTCCGCAGCGCACTGGTGCCAGCCCGCTTGCGCAGGCCATCGGCCATTGAGCTGTACCCGTTGACCTGCAACCTCCCTTGCGTCGGGTCGCATTGGGCGTCCGATTGTTGGCTGACGCCCTGTATCAGGTTTGGGATTGATTGGCTGGCGAGCATGATCACACAGCAGTGCCGACTGTTGTTTCAATAGCTGTTACCAGGGGCATTAGATCGGGTAGCGGATAATTACTCCGCCATCCTGCCCATTCTGTGCGGCGCCCGTGGCGCTGCCTTTGCCGCCGCCGCCGGGGCCGTTGCTGCCCAGGCCCCCTACGCCACCACCACCCACGCCGCCGGCGCCACCACCACCGCAGCCAGGTACGGGTGCGCCAGTAATCGACGACGCTAGGCCGTCGCCGCCTCGACCATCTAGGCCCGACACTTGGCCGTTGCCGGGTTGAGCCGCGCCGCCACCACCGCCGCCACCATAAACGGAGCCTCGGTCGTAAATTGCGCCGCCGTTGCGGCCCTGGCCTGCCGTGCCGGTGCCAGGCGGGCCGACGCCCTGGGTAAGACTAGACGCATAATTTGTCCCGCCGCCAGACCCGAATACGCCCGCGACACCGCCGGGGCCGCCTCCCAGCGCCTGGATCCCAGCAAACGAGCTATTTCCGCCTGGCGTGCCAAAAAACGAGCCTGACGCCGGGGCACCGAGGCCCTTGGCTCCTACAACTACGATGTACTGCTGCGGGGTCACGATCAGTCGCGGCTCGGCGGACGATCCGCCACCAGAGGGCTCACCGGGCACAGAGCTGCGGTGGCCACCAGCTCCGCCTCCGCCGCCGCCCCAATTTGATCGGGAGCCACCGCCACCGCCGGCACGAATTAAGTATTCAAGGTCGGCGCCGCCAACCGTTACGTCGAAGGAGTAGGAACCTGGCACGTTAAAAACGTGTACCCGGTATCCAGCTATCTCAAATACAAGCGCTCCCCCAGTGGCGATGATTTTACCGCCGCCGCTGGGAGGCCTTCGTCTATCTGCGACAACGGTCATCCGGTTACCTCCCACCCATGGCCCGCGCTTCCATTCCCTACGAGACCTCATTGACCCAGCCGGCGGACAGGTCAACCGGACGGCCGGCCTTGATTTCTTCAATCAGAAACGCTTGGCGCTCCCTGTTGACTAGGCCAGCATCCCTGATGCTTTGGCGCAGGGCCAATAACTCATGCATTACTGGCGTCGCCTGGTTTACCTTGTCCCTTTCTTCAGCTTCGTCCAGCAACTCGCGGAGCAGGGGATCACTGTTGAGAGGGTAGAGGCGGGAGTTTGCTTGAGAATAGGCAGCTTCGACTTGGCTTATCAACACTGCTTCTGGGTGCGGTTTTACCTCCAGTGTTTCCTCCCACGTTCCCAGTGGGCCGCCGGGTTTGGGGCTGGTATAGGGGACAGGACCCCAGATTGCGATCTCGTAATGGGTGCGGTCGTCATACTCGCGGACCTGGGGGGCGGTCTTCAGGTACCAAACCAGTTCGGGTCGGTCCTCGGGGAGGCCGTTCAGGTTTGGCCACGGCGCCCCGCTGGGGTTAGTGACTTCTCCGTTTCGGATCGGGACAAACAGGTCAACGCTATGGCCCTCTTGTGGCCCTGGGTCGGTGTAATAACGAACCCCTGTATCGGGATTGGTGACAATGTTGGGAGTAGGCATGATCAGACCGAAGTGCGAGTGAATAGAAAGACAACAAAAACACCTGTAGCGCCCCCGAATCCCAGGACATCAAAGCCAACACGAGTGCCGGCAGTGATCCCAGTAGCTCCGGTCAGCAGCGAGGTCGCGTCCACCAGGCTGGCGCCAGCGGGCAAAGTTGCATTGGCCGTCAGCAGCGACGTTTTAACGCCTGCCGCTGTTCGGCGGTAAGCGTTAAAAGTCGCCGTGCCAGTGCCAACAGAATCAATGTGACACCCAAAATATATACCCGTAATAGCAAAAGTTCCAGCGACAACAGCAACCGGCAGTTCGTCATAATTGGTGGCGGCGGTTCCCGCTTCCCCCTTGTTTGTTGCCTTGAATATCATCCCGTCAGCAATGGACGACAGACTAATAGCTTTGGTGGTGGGGTTATAGGAAAGAGGCGCAACGGCTGATGCGACGCCATCGGTTCCGTTCGTTCCCGTTGGGCCCTGAGGTCCAGCCGCCCCGGCTTCACCGGTAGGACCTGCTGGCCCCTGGGGCCCGGTAGGCCCAGTTGGGCCAGGGATCGTTGATGCAGCCCCCGCCGGCCCCTGAGGCCCAGCGGGTCCAGCCGGCCCCTGCGGCCCGGTCGCGCCCTGGGGCCCTTGCGAACCAACAAGAGATGCCAGCCACTGCGCCTCGGTTCCTGAAAACCCGCTAGCTACGGCTGTCTGGTAGGCGCTACTGCCCGTTGCGCCCGCCGCGCCCGCTGGCCCTTGAGGCCCAGCGGGCCCAGTTGAGCCAGCAGGCCCGGTTGGGCCGGGGACCGTTGATGCAGCGCCCGCCGGCCCTTGAGGCCCAGCGGGCCCGGCAGGCCCGGCTGGACCCGGAACCGTCGATGCAGCCCCCGTCGCGCCCGTGGCCCCCGTTGCGCCCGCTGGCCCTTGAGACCCAGCTGGGCCCGGCGCGCCCTGGGGTCCTGTCGCTCCCGTGGCACCAGTGGCGCCTGGCGGCCCCTGAGGCCCCGGCGGCCCTGGTGGCCCAGCCTCCCCGGCCCCGCTTGTCCCTCCCGTGCCTCCCGACGACGCCCCCCTGCTCCCCCCGAAGCCACCAATCCCATCCCCCAGCCCGCTGCCGCGGCGTCCCCCCACCCCCAGGCGCGGGCGGAATGTGGCCCATGAATCGCCGCCGGTCAGAGCATTGGGTTGCGACTGCGCAGTGTCGATCCGCAGCAGGTTGGCCCATGCCTTGTCTTCATCGGCTTGGGTGAGCTGGTAGGTGGTGGTGTTCCCCACCTCCCTGTTGCCGAACACCCGCGCTGCACGGATGGTGGTCCAGCGGTTGTAGACCTCGGGGGATTCGTCCCACGACAGCAGGGTGACGACGTTGGCGTAGATCGTCGCCTCACCGATCGCATAAGACCTGGCTTGCAGGTCGTAAACGCGAGTCCCGCGCAACTGGAAGCGCCCGTTCCATTCGACCCGGTTGGGCGCCCACTGCACGATGTTGGCCGGGACTGTCAGCTCCCCGGTATCCGGGTCTCGGTGGAAGGGCACATCGGCTTCTCGATTCCAGCTCCACCCCTCGGTTTGGCCTTCCTTGTGAAATTCGAACAGGGCACGCTCGGCGTTCGCCGCCTCGCCTACCTGCTGCGTCTCCAGTGAATTAACCGGCGCCTCGCCGATCGTCGCCAGGCAGATATTGACCGCTTCCAGAAGCGTGGTCCGGCCGGGGCTCAGTTGCTGGGCCGCCTGCCCCATCGCTGCCGCTGCAAGGTTGTAGAGCAATCCTAGCGGTAGCCATGAAAAAGCCCCCGGTTTGACGCGGGGGCCTGCTCCCATGTTCTCCGGCTGCGGCTTAGGGGGTGACGATGCACCCCGCGCATTCGGGGCTTAATTTGCCCATGCCGATGGCCATGGATGCCACCAACAGTTGGGACTGGTAGACCACGTTGTAGTCACCATTCGGTGCGGTCATCTGGAGCTTCGGCGCCCGCAGCTCCAGTACACCCATTGCATCCCCGTGGTAAATCAGGGCTCGACATTTGGAGAGATCCTGGGCGTACTCGCTGTTGGCGTTGTCCTGGGCCTGCAGGGTGTAAGCCGGCTGCTCGATGAAGTTCGACCAGTAAACAGGCACCCCAGAGATCCGCCCAGCAAACACTTCCTGGACAGTGCCGTTGCTGCCGGTCCCGCCGTTGAAGTCGGCATTGATCAGCCGCTTCGAGTCCTGTAGCCAACCCAAGACATCGGGGGTAACGACGCAGCGCATGTTCCCGGTAGGTACGTGCTTCTTCTGCTTCAAGGTCACCATCTGTTTGATGGCGGCATAGAGCTCGTCACCCTTTGCCTCGTTGTTGGCAGCGGCAAAGCCAGCGGAAAGGGTGATCTTGTCGCCAGTGCGGCCGGCGTTGATCGATTTGGCGAACGGCTCAGCGGTGGTGTTGGCAGCCGCAAACAGGATGCGGGCAACACGCAGTTCCCGCTCGTCAGCCAGTGCCTCCCCCAGCTGGTGCATGGTTTCCGCCCTGGTGGCCGGGTCCTCCTGCAGCTCGTCCAGGTCGTAGATCGCCTCATCGGCAATCATCAACCCATCGAGCCGGAGGATCCGGCTGTTGTTGTCGGACGGGGAGTTGCCGCCGCCGTCGATTGGGGTCCCAATGGTGTGGTAGCGGGCCTGACGGCGGGCGGTCATGTTGAACCGCTTGGTTCGACCACCCCTGATGGTCTTGGTCTTCACGGTGGAAGACAGGATTTTTTTCTTGTCGTAAGCGGTCAGCAGCTCGTCGCCGCCAAGATCCAGAAACAGGGCGGTGACATCGCCAGCGCCCCGGACCTGCCCAAGTCTGGACAGGCCGAGTAAATCGGCAGACATTGTGATTGCGGAAATGAAGTTCTCTTGGAACCCATCGCCTTCCGCTAATCAAGTTGTCGGCCGCAGCCGGCTAGATAGCTACAAGGGTGGAGTAATCCACCCAAACGTTACCACTTCTTGGCTCTTTTCGTTCTGGCGAACTTGGCATCCAGGCGGCGCTGATAGCTTTCGTCCTTCAGGTATCGCTCGTTGCCGTTGTCATCCTTGGCGTAGCGGTCCTTTCTCCAGTCCGCCTGTGTCTCGTAAACATCGGCTGGCTCGCTGGTCTGTGCCCCGCCCCCCAGATACTCGGGCTCCCTGGGGGCAGTGCCGGCGCGGGCCTGGAATGCCTGCAGCGCAAACTGCACCGCCAGCAGATTGCCGGTATCGAGGGCCCGCTGGTAGGCGATCTTCTCCTCTGGCGCCAGGTTGGCGGCGGCCCATTGGCTCAGCTTGTCGAAGGCGGCATCACCGCCGACCGACTGGCGCAGGGCCGCCACCACCTCGGGCTGATCGTTCAGGCTGCCGGTGGCCGGTGCCGCTGCATCGGCTGGCTTGACGCCGGCCAGATAGGTTTCGATCAATGCCCTGGGCAGTCCACCCTTTTCGGCCAGGGCATCCACGTAGGCGGTGACATCCTCGCCGGCCTCGAACTTGGCGGCCATCTCAAAAGGGTTGACCTCGGCTTCTTGGAACCTGGCGGCCAGGGCTTCGCCGTAAACCTCGGCGCCACGCTCGGGGGTGTACTCCTCGGTCTCGGCGGCGGCCGGGGGTGTCTCGGTCTTCTCGCTGCGCTGGCCCTGCTGGCCCTGTTTGCGCTGCAGCTTCAGGTAAGCCTTCTCCAGTTCGGCCGGGGTTTCAAATTTGCCGGCCAACTTTGCCGGCTTGGCCTCGGGGGCAGCGGGCGCTTCCTCACCCTCGACCTCCTCGCGGTCGGGGACGCCTGCATCGTCCAGGAACCTGTCCAGGATGCTGATTTGCTTGGAGGACGCGGGATCGACCAAGGCCTTCAGCTCAGCCGGCGCATTAATCTGGTCAAGGGTCTTGGGGGGCGTGGCTTCAGTGGTCATGGCTGCATCTCGGGTGAAGTGGGTTGCACGGGCTGGCCGTCAGGAGGGGCCCCCTCGGCCATCTGCTGCACGGCCATGCCGGCATTGGCCAGCTTCTGGGGATCCCCCATGCCGGCCTGGATCAACTGCTGCTGCTGTGCCCGCTGCATAGCGGCAGCCTGCTCTTCCTGGATCCGCTTGTCGGACTTGACCAGCAGAGGATTCACGCCTACCCCGGTCGCCAGCTCCCTGAGGTATGAGGCGCCATCAACCAAGGCGCTGAACTCCTGCGGCATGGCCTGTAGGCCAAGCATGGCGAACTGGTTAAGGCGTTCAACATCGGACTGGCGACCAAGTGCGGCTAGGCCAACATTGATCAGCGGCTCAACGCCAGGCAGGTTTGGCAGCTCGTTGGTTTTGCGCATGACCGAAACGATCCTGCGGGCATGGGGGTACTGAAACTCGACGGTCAGGATACTGTAGATGGAGCCCAGCATCTGCTCGATCTGGTTGATGTCCTCCTTGATCTCCTCTCGCGTAGTGCGCTCCGAGTCTCGGGCGTTGAACAGCAGAAAGATCCTGGATAGCCGCTCTTCCAGCTGCTTCTCCTTCTGCCCTGCCACTGACAAGTCCCGAATGTTGCTGGTCTCAATCGGGAAGAAGTCCTGAGGCTGTGCATCAATCACCGATAGGTTGGGCGCCCTTTCGAAGACTTGCTTGCTCGTGATTGCCGATGGCTTGCGGCCAACGATCTGCCGCGCTGCAGCCGCGCTGCCTTCGAGCACCGCCTGGCTGATGCCGTCCAGGCAGGACAGGTCGGCAAGGGCGCACCACTCGACATAGCCGGGGCCGTAGCTGTCGCCGTCGATCTTGTACAGCCTCAGCGGCATCCACGGGCTAGCGTCGGCTGGCTCGCTCCCATCGGTTTGGGGGACGATATAGCCCCCAACCTCCTGGTGCCAGGCCACCCTGCCCGGGGACTCCTCAGATCCCGACTGCCATTTGATGTGGGTGAAGACCTTGATCCGCCGGTTGTCCCTGCGGGTGGCGTCGGTGTCGATTTGCCAAGCGCCGCGCAGCTTGTCGGCCTCATCCAGAACCGCCTTGAGCCTCGGGTTCAGGGAGGCATAGAGATAGGTTTCGCAAGCGACGGCCTCCACCGGCTGGCCCATTGGATCCCGCAACAGCACATACTTGTTGAGGTGAAAGCACTTCATCGCGGTGGCCGAGCGATACAACATTGCGTTGCCGCCGACAATTAAGTGCATCAGCCCTTCAAACAGCGAGACCCGATCGCTGCCGGTGGAGAGGGTGCGCTCAATGGCTCGATCCAGAAGGGCCAGTGTTTTCTCAATTTCGATCTTCTGGGCCGCAAGGTCCTCTTCCGTCGCGCCCTCTGCGACGGAAGTCGCGTCCTCTCTCGCCTGCGCCACTTCGTCCTTCGTCAAGCGGATCAATCCACTTAGCGGCAGCAGGGCCAGTAGTAGCCGGCTGCATAGGTTGTTGACCCCCAGCGCCCCAATGCCGTTGTACGGCAGTTGCTGCTCCTGGGCCGCCTCGGTCAGGATCTCGTCTGAGTCAGGAATCAGGGATGGAATCGTGAGCCGCGCCGCCCTGCGTGCCCGCTCCAGCCAAGTATCCCGATAGGTGCGCAGCTGGTTGTACCTGACCTCCGCCCGCCCCTTTTCCAGCCCCTGGATTTCAGAGATCGAATCGACGCCGCTGTCTCCGCGTTCCATTAGACCCCCAGGTTCAGGCCGACGCCTGCAAGGTTGATGTCAGCGGTCAGGCTGAGCCTCTGGCCCGGCTTCTTCTTGGGCGCAGTAACCGCCGTGGTCTGCTCCTGCCCTGCCCCAGCGGTGCCTTGCCCCAGGGACACGGTGTAGGGGTTGGCATTGACGAGGGTTTGGCCGGGGGCCCTGGCCGCCTCCAGTTCGCGCTGTCGTGCTGCCGTGTCGTTGGCGATCATTTCGGACTGGGCCCGCAGTTGATCGACCATTTCCCGGTTTTGTTTGTTGATGCTCTTCATCGCCTCTTCCTGTTGCTGCGCCATGGGATCGATCTTCTGCTTTGACTTGGCGCCCATCGCCTTTGCGAGATCGCGTGCTGCACACATGGCTACTGCCCCAGGGATAACGTTTGCTGCCGATCAATCCGCAGCCCGCGGCTGCCCGTTGGCCGGGTCATGCCGGTGCGGCTGTCGCCAAGGACCGGCGCCTTGGCGCTGCGCTCGGGGACCGGCGCCCCAATCAATGCCGCCAGCCGGCCAGCAGTTGCGGCAGTGTTCTGCGCCTGCTCCATGCGGGCATCGCGCAACTGCTGCATCACCGCCTGCTGCTGCAGGGTTGCAGTGTTGATCCCCTGCTGGGCCGCCATCACCTTGGACGACTGCTGCGCCTGCATCAACTGGAGCTGAGTGTCAGCCAGCCGGTTGTACTTGCCGTAGTCGGGTTGGGTGATGGTGGGAGCCTTGGGCTTGCGACCGCCGCACATCAGAGATCCAGCAACGGGTCTTGCTCGGTGGCCCACTGGCGGATGGTCTCCACCACCCGCTGCTCCCCAATGATCTGGGCCCGCTGGTCGGGAGACTTGTTGGCCATGCCAACGATGTCAGCAGGGAAGCTCTCCGCCAGACGGACCAGCAATCCTGGGGAGACAAGTGGCTGCATTACAGGGGTGCAGTGTTCCCAGGGAGTCTAAGGGGGTGGGGTTGTTGTCTACGCCCGTCTCATCATCATCCTCACCATGGGGATTGCTCCAGCCCAGGCGCCCAAGTAGGTAACTGGAAATACCAAGACTTGGCCCCATTCCCATTTTTCAGGCCCTCCAGCCGCGATTGTCCCAGAGTTGCACCAAACAATGCGACCGATGTACCCACCGCTGCTAGTGATCTGCATAAATTCGTGGTTCATGGATTCCAAAGGCGAGGGGTCTGAGTTTCAAAGTCGTATTCACCGGGCCGCAGGATGCGGGCACACCGGGCCTGGGCTAGGGCCTGGTCCACCGTCTGCCCGGCCTTCATATAGGCCACGACCACAGCGCCCCACATCAAGTGTTCCTCGGCAAACCCGGCCAGCGAGGTCTCCGCCTTCTTCTCCCCGATACCAGGGCAGCCGGGGTAATGATCCGACCGGTCACCAACCAGCGCCTGAGTGAAGAAGGCCAGGTCCGCGTCAACCTTGGACTGGACGACCAGCTCACCATTCCGCAAGTGCTTGCCTGGCACCGTCAACAGATCCTTGTCCACGCTGGCCATGAAGTCGTCAGGGCCGGCCAGGATGCCCAGGGCATCGTCGGCCTCCACGTTCTCCAGGGTGACAAAATCCCAGCCGCTGATGATGGCCAGCCGCTTAACCGCTGCCACCAGGTCGGGCCAGCCGGGGACCTTCTGTTCAGACTTCCGGTTGCTTTTGTACTCCGACCAGATGCCGTAGCGGAATGACCGGGCAGAGCTGAAGCACAGGGTTATCGGCAAGCTGGGATCAAAGGCTCGAATGTCGGCCAGCTTGTCCATGAAGTAGGCCATCGCCTCATCGTGGCGGCAGCCCATGCGCCAGTTGCCTGGCTCCCATTCGTAAGCGTATTCACCGGCTTTTGCTGCAGGCACCAAGAAGCCTTCGGTGTCAATCAGGATGCGGGACATTGGGTGTGCGGTCGGGAATTAGTTGTTCAATGGTTTCGTCAAGTTCATTGACGCCACCGTAATAAATTTCACCATCACTTAGCACTATCCTTGGATACATAACGCGGCCATCGCTAGGCGCTTCTGTGACAGTGAAGACCTGGCCAGTGCTTATCGTGGCTCGATCACCGACCCTTGCGTGCAAGAGCTGTTTGTATGTGACGCTCATAGCAGTTGTGGGTTTTTGTTCAGCCATTGATACGGGCCACACCGGCGCCAGCGCTCCAGGTCGTACACCCGGATAGTGACGACTCCCCCCTTGGCCGTGATGACCTTCCACCCGTAGGCAGGGCCATTCACCAGGTCGATGGTTTCCCGGCGGCCTGGGGGGTCAGGTGTCTGCATTGCTGGGGGGCAGTAAGAGGATGCCAAGGTCAAGGGCCTCATCCCTCGTCAGCGGAGAAGAGCACGCCCCGCATGGCGGGTTTATGTGGCAAGAGCAACCCCCTCTCAGGCTGATTAGCTCCCGCATCAGCGAGGCGTCGTCGGCGATTTTCCCCTCTAGCTCATCAAGCTCTTCGTCGGTGATTCCGTATGCGTTCACAGCGTTTCCTCGGGTGAAGGTGAAGGTGGAAGCAATCGCTGCTCTTCGCCGGGCAATGGCAGCGGCTGCCGTGGGCCGGTGGACGCCAGCATCGGCAGACCGTCGGGCCCTGCGGCTATCACGGCCTGCGGGTCATGGGCGTGCCATTTGGCTGGCATCAGCGCCAGCTGTGCCGCTGTTGGCTGCAGTCCTGGGGGCAGCTCGGGGCGGAACCCCCAGGCCCTGACGGCCAGGCCCTTTTCGTCGCATCGATACAGCGGGGCCATCAGCTCTCGCCAACCGGGGAAGCGGATGAACTCCTGGCCGGCGGTGGACTGGATCCACTGGTTCGTGGCCCAGACCAACTGCTTGGTGCTGACCTCGGGGAACCCCTCAAGAAAGGAGTGGAGGAATATCACGCCAACCGCTGACGTCCAGCGATCGGAATCCTTTGACCGCAGATGGCTCCAGATCATCTCGGCGCAGACGAAGAACCACTTGGGGTCAACATTCCCCTTGGGCAGGGGGGCCGGGGCAGCGGCGGGGGCGTCGGGCCCGGCCATCTGGATCCCGTAGTCAATCCGCTCCATAAAGGCCCCCTTCGACCAGGCTCAGCGCCGCTTGCAGCTGTGACGACTGGGGGCCATGCGACCGCTGCCGTTGCTGTTGCTCCCGCGTCAGTCGCTGAATTTCCTTCTCGACATAGGAGACGTCGAGCTTCATCCAGCCGGCAGCAACGGCTTCATCAATCAGTAGGCGCTGTTGCCAGTGAGGCAGCCTGCCCAAGTTGCGGCAGGACAGCTTGAATGCCTGCTGTGTCCACGCGGCGTTTCTGCCGTGGCGGTTGCGGCGAGCCACGTTCCACCACTCGAGAACCGACAGGCAGATGTCAGCAGGGATGGGCAGCAGGTCGGCGCCGTGGGCCCCCAGGTAGGGCACGGCATCGTCCATGGTGATTTCCCAGAAAGCAGCCGGCTTGCGTGACCGCCTGGACGGCAGGGTTACCTCGATCTCCCCGCCGCAATGCGGGCATGATGTTGTTTGCATCAGGACACCACCAGCCAGCAGGCCCAGGCCAGGATGACCATGCTCCAGACGAGGAAAAGTAATTTCTTCATCGGGTACCCCTCCCAGCCATAAAGCCAAGGGAAAACATAAACAAGGAATAAAGCAAAACGAGTGTCTGTATTTCGTTCATCAGAGCCTCACCCGGTAGCCGCAGACAAAGCCGCAGACAAAAACGCCAAAGATGTAAGCAAAGAGATAAATCATTTACATGCTCCAAAGAATGTGGTGGACGATGGCGGCAGTAATGCCAATGAAGAAGAAGAAGGCCGCGATGTTGTCTTGTGTCATCCCTGCCCCCCTGGCGCCATTGCGGCCCAGTCGACCTTGATGGCATGGTGCAGGGTGCCGTCGATCAAGGCATCGGCTACTTCGGCGCGGGTCCGACCGGACAGGGCCTGCACCAGTTCGAGCCGTAGGGCAATCTGGGCATCGACAAGCGCCGCAGCCTCGGCGTCGGTTGCGGGGGGGATGAAAACTTCGCCGGTGCTCAACGACCGGGCCAACCCCTGCACCACGGCACGGACGCCAGCGATGGCCTGATCGCTGATCTCGACGGCCGGGGCTGGGGCGGGTTGCGGGGGCGCAGGGAAGCCGCCTAAACGGGCCATGCCAAAGTCCATGCGGGCAGAACCCTCGTCAAGCAATACCGTCCCATCCCCCAGCGTGCAGGGAACCTCCGCCGGCTTGATCGCCAGCAGCGCCTCACCCTGCAGCGCATCAGCAACGGCCTCAGCATCCAGTGCCCTTTGGGTTGCCGCTGCCGCTTCAGCCTGGGCTGCCGCCACCTTCCGCTCGGCTTCCTCAATCACTTGCAGCGCCGCTGCATCGGCTGCCTCCTGTGCTTTGCGTGCCACCTCGGCGGCGGCATCCTCGGCCTCCTTGGCCGCCTTGGCCGCGGCATCCTTCTCGGCTTGGAGCCTGGCCTCCTCGCGCAACCGGGCCAGCTCGGCTTCCTTCTCCTCGGTCTCCTGCGCCGTGGCGTGCGCTGCCGTCAGTACCTGCATGGTGTCAGCCCACGCCGCCTTGGCCTCGATCTCAAACTCCTCCAGGCCGGCCAGATCCAGGGCTTTGATGTGCTCCTGGATCCCTGCAATCTGTTGCGACGTGGAGCCGAAGGGCAACCGCGCCGCATCCTTGATCACGTTGATTGTCTCCTGGTGCTTTGCCACCCGCTCGGCTTCCTTCCTGGCGATCTCATCCAGGGCGGCCTTGTGTGGCTGGATCAGTGCCGCCACCTGCCCCTTCAATGCGTTCTTTAGTGCGTCAAGTCGCCTTCCTTCCTCTAGGACATCGGCCTTGGCTTCATCGTGGGCCCTGTCAATGTCTCCGTTGTACGAACGGAGAGTGGCCAGATAGGACCTGCATTCCTTGTTTTCCTTTTTGTCTGCATAATTAAACTTTTTACTTGGGGCCTCTTGCTTGGCCTGCGCAATGGTGCCGGCCAGCACCTGAAACTTGGTGATGACCGTGGTCGGTGTCACAACGACCAGGGCGTCAGCCGCTGCTGGCGCTTCCAGTGCCTCTGTTGCTGGTGCTTCTGTTGCTGTCATGTCGGGTGATTGGCTTTGGTTAGTTGATCAGCGGCGTAGACCGCTACGGCCAGAGCTGACCACACATGGCTCTTAATGCCATAGGTGGGGCCTGGGTTCTTCTTGGTGCCGGGTGGTCCCAGCCGGTCGATCAAAGCCTGGCGGACGTTGGGATCCTTGGCTTTAGTGGTGCCGCATAGATGCAGCTTGATGTCCTTGCGATAGCAAAGGAAGACGGACTGGGGGCGCATGTACCCCCTGAACTCTCCAATCCATAGGCAAGTGTCGAACACCTCTTTGCCTACCGGCATCCCGTAGCAGGAAATCATTTCGATTGCCACTATGGGCAATGATTTAGGGTCAAGCCCTGGGACAGGGGTATGCCTAAAGCGTGCAAGCAGGGTCTTTACGTCCTTGCTATCAATAACGCCATGCTCGGTAATCATGCCGCGCCTCATCACGACAAACCCTGACTGAGCCGGCCCTGGATCTATCGCAAGAATCCCTGTCATCAATCCTCCTCCGGTATCAGGGCCAGAGCGGCGGG